GATCGATTGTGCTCCAACAGGAATAGGAATCGCGTTCCATACGCCGAGAAATGCATTAAGCGCGCCTTCAACTTCTGTGATTGTTGTTCCCGTCTGAAAGTTCTCAACACCTACCTCGAACGCCTTATAGGCATTCTCAGCAGCGATTCCGTTTGGTGTGTCACCTTGACCAATGTCGCCAAGAAATGTAACTAGTACTGGGTACTCATCTGTGAGTACCCCTTCTGCTACTGGAATAACTTTATCACACATTTAAAACTCCTTAAGGTATTTTAGTTGTAGAAGTTGTGGTTGACTTAGACAAATCGCCAGCAGTCAAAGTAACTGTGTCACTTTGAATAATTGTGGGAAGTTTAGGTAGATAATTAGAGAACACTGAACCTAAATCCCCAACAACTGTTTTAGAGAACTTATAGAACCATTGGTAAAAGTTACTACTTGATGTTGTTGGGACATTTAGAGCACCAACTGCGGCAGATACGAGCCATAGAGAAGCTACGCCTAGAATAAAGGACTCGTGACCTGATAATCCAAACATATGTATTCTCCATTTAAATGATGATTTTAGTTAATTAAAGATATCCTTAGTGAATCCTGGGGATACTCCAGGTGATTTGTGCAACCCGGCGGCAATAAAATACTCAACCCGGGTTTGCACATTTACTTTCCAGGTAATTGAAGCCAGTGTAGCAGGATAGGTTTAATAAAATCGATTAATCCAGCGCCTGCAATAGTACCTATAATGCCTAACCATAGTCTTAGCTTTTTGAGCGTATTTATCTTAGTTTCACTTTGCTCCCTGAGCAATTCAGCTTTGCCTTCTTGCTTCAGTTTTTCTGCTTTATATTCACTTACCGCAGCTGAAAGTTCAGTAAGTTTCTGTTTATCCTCATCTCTGGCTCTTTCTAAAAATCCTTTTTTTCCCTTACCATTACCATAGAGCTCTTCAGCCCACTTACTAATAGATGACAGTAAATTTGTTTGTTGAGAGTTTTGTTCCCTTATCTCTGTAATACTACGGAGCACGGGTTGCATCTGATTACGTACCTCGTTAGTTATAGCATTGATAAATTCCGGATCTTCCCAAAACTTTATAGGTAATTCCACTGTGTATCCCTCTATTTAGATTCTATCGAATTACTCTAAGTTGGGCTGAGAATTTTCCCGGAGTTATAGGCAGTAGAGTGTTGTTTACTATATCAACCTCTACCCCTGAAGGAGTTACAGTGTACCCCATAGTTGGAATACCCTTTGTATTAGCGGCAAATCCAGGTACAGAAAAGATGCTTCCCATTGGAGTTAAAATGGGAGAATCATTTGGTTGAATCCCGGAGCACGGGATAGTGATTGAGTATTCCTGACCAGATTGAATAGAAGTTATTCCATCGATTATCTGGACAGTACCAACACATACTACTTGTCCTAACGGTGGGCCACTATAAGTAGTCTGATAAGGAGATACCTGAATAAATAGAAGCAAAAGTCCAAGATATCTCATTATCTCTTTCCTTGATACGTTATAGCAGTTGGAGTTGTAATAACAATTGGGTTAGCGGTCAAGTTATCAACCTCAAGATATATAGTATTGAGAGTTCCAGACTTTTTAATAGTGAGAATACCTGAAGAACCGGTAGCGAAACCACTCCCAGAAGGTAATGGAAGAGTACCGTAAAAGTTCACATCCACACTATCATAACATTGTCCAGAACAAGCAGTTGTACTATCTAAACCAGGACAAGAGAATGTAACTGGTGTAGTTCCTGTTCCAGCATTAAGAGTAGTACCTGACGGAAATAGGGTATATGTTCCACTACAGAGAGTGACGCCACTCGTAGCAGGAAGCAAGGCTTGAGTAATAGGTCCACAAGTAGGAGGAGATCCTCCAAGTAAAATTCCACTAGTACAAGCTGCTGTAGCTGTCAAAGGATTACCGGTCCCAGCACCTAACACGACTCCAAAATTAGTGAGTCCACCAGAGGACCCTGAGCACGGGACAGCATTGATAGCTCCTAGGCTAGCAACTACTAGACAATCACCGGGAGAACCAGAAAGATTAGGTAAGAAGAGAGAACCTATATTAGCGATGTTAGTAAAGGTCTGATTCCACCACGGGGTAAGAATGATGTAAGAGTTTTCAACTACTGCATTTGAACTTGCATTTGTAAGCACAGATTGAAGAATACAACCGGAAGAACCTGAAAGATCTATAGGAGTATTACCTGTAGTTCCTTGTAACCATCCAGTTCCGCTGGTGGTTATAGTAGTCATGTACACAGTAGATGTTGTACATGAACCAAATCCAGGAGATATAGCTTGAAGTTCCCAGGTAAACGAATTACCTCCTCCAGGAGTCTTAAAGGAAAAGTGACCTATAAATTTCTCAGGAGCTATATCTTGCCCGAGCCCAATATACTTCCTTGAGCCCCCATTGAAATTATATGAGAGGCACCCACCGCCTGTAGTTACGTTACATGAAGCATAACTATAAGTTACCGGAGCGGTATCATCATGCGTCAAACCAGCCATGGGATTAGTCTCGAAAGACGAACTGAGGTTATACTCATAAGGCCAGATCATCGCAGAATCTGCGCTTATCTCAGCCGTAGTATCATTACCTACCTCAAAAGCATGAGCAGTTTGACCAAAAGTAGGTGCCTCAGTTCCTAACCCGGTAGCTTGATAAGGACCTATGCCTCCTTGATTTCCTATCTGAGCAGTAGCTTGAGCATAACCACCAAATCCCCATTTAAGATAAGTACCTAAACCATAAGTATTACTTTTCTTTCCGTTCCCCGTGCCCGAGAAATGGTCAAAAACTGTACCATAGCCATAATCAATAATCGGCAAGCCATTAGACTGGTTAGGCATTGCTCCCGTAGAAAAATGATTATAAGCTCCTGTTACGAAGGCTACACCGCCACCGTTAGGATTAATGTTCCAATCGCAAATAGTTAGGCAACCAAATCTAAAAGAAGGCATTACTCCAGCAGAAGAACCATTTTCTAATTCTATATAAAACTGTCTAGCCCATAGATATTTAAGTCCTGAACTTCCAGAAACCGCAGGAGAAACAATATCTTGATAAACTCCTGACCATATCCAACCAGTACCTGCTCCAGTATTAGTCGGAGTTAAAGGAAAGTTAGACCTAGCAATTGGACCACCATTAGATGAAAAAGTATTGAATCCATCATATATGGCTTGACCGCCACCGACAAAGTCGAATGGAAAAGTTGCTGAGTGAATAGTGATGTTACGCCAATCGGTACTATCCCCCGTAGGAAATCCATTAGAAAAGAAATTACCAGAGTTTATAGCAGGTTGACCCTCCATAATGCCATCCTGAAGATTATTGCACTTGACGTTATGGAAATGTGAATTAAATGGTAAAGCTACTATATACATACAGGTACTAGAGTTTTGAGTACCGTAACTCGTAGCATTCTCACTTGAGAATACTTGTGTAGGATAATTAGTAAAGATTACATCATCTACAGTAGCTTCTAGGAACGATTCATTTCCGTTCCAGAATGCGCCATTGTAATTAGCGAATGATAGACCGGCATTTCCAGAACTAGCAGCCGGAAAATACTCAGCTGTTGCAGGAGTAGAGGTCGCGCCATTTTGTGAGCTATAAGGACTAGATCCTGTAGATCCGTTAAATACAGGCCAAGGCCAAGAAGGATTGTATGGATTCAAGGGGGCCATGTAGGCACCTGTTGAATGAGAAGCAGCACTAGTGCCATTTTGAGCGCAAGCCGTTAAATTGAAGGAGTACGTAGTGCTTGTGTTAGCAGGATAAGAAGATGTGCCGAAATAAGAACACTGTTCTCCATCTATTAGTATAGTTCCATATGGAGCTACGTTACTATCGAAAGTATCATTTGCCCCACCAAATTGAGGCGGAGCCGCATAGACCGTATTTAGAGGAGTAGGATTAATAGGAAGTGATACATTAACCGTCATTGGGAACGTACGACCCGTAGCAGGAATAGCTGTTTGAAGAGTCTGTACAGCAGTTCCAGTAAACCATTCAGCTTGACTATTAGTTGGTCCAGTATATGCCGTGCCTAGAGTTACAGGAGAAGAACCAGTAGGACAACTTCCAGAATAGCTAGCTACTGTAGTTTTAAATATAGCAGTATTAGTAGCTTGGTATGGGAAGAAAATAGGTTGAGTTGTAGGAGGTAAAGGAATAGTTCCCGAAGACCCTGAAGGAACACACATCACGGCTGAACCATTAGTAACTGAGGCTACACCGTTCTGGGCATTTTGAATCCAACCCCATCCAAGAGGGTTATTGGCTAGATAAGTTAAAATTCCCCACGGTCTATAGGTGGGAGTTTTTGCCGTAACAGTACCACTAATGTCAGTATCCCACGGTAGAGTAGAATCAATTCTAGCATCGACTAGAATCCCCAGATGCTTGATAGTTTGTCCAGGATTCGAGTTACCTATAAAGCTACCATTCGTTGGATCATCTGCAGCAATAGTATCTTCACCTGCAAAAGGAAGAAGAAAACTAACGTTCGATCCTTGACCCTCTAAACTCTGACCCTCCAGTTTAAGAGCATGGGACCAACAGACTCCTCTAGCAGGAATCTTGATAGTCATCGCGGCTCCGCGCCACAGGGTCATGGCGCTGTTCATCGCAGCGGTATCAATATGGCCGAAAGTAAAAGACCAGTTACTCTCAGTGAAAGGAGCATTAGAGTCGAGGGTTACGTGAAAAACATCTGTGTAACCTATGACCTGAGCATCCCATCTAGTTACATGGCCAGTATCAAGAGATACTCCGACCATCGAGATCCACTTAGCACCTAGATGAGTAGTTGGATCCCCCGCATCTGCAGGGGTAAAGTTCTGGCCATCTACAGTAGAACCATTAGTCCATGTAAGGGTAGGAGATCCATGTGTCACGTTCCCATTGAACGTAGTAGCATCGCATTGAGCATCAGACTCTTTGACATTCCAACCAACAGTGGGGATATCCCCTCTGTCATCATTGACGGTGTTGCTATTATTAGTCCAACTATTGAAGTGAGAAAAATCTCCATTCTGAAGATTTATGGTAGAACTAGAAATTCTAGAGAATTGAGTCTGAAGTGCTGCAGCTGAAAGTCCGGTTGGCATAGTAAACTTATTACTAATGCCAGTTACTACCGTACCGGCTGTCCCAGCTTGATACCCAGTATCATTGTAAGGACCACTGCTACTAACAGTACCTGATCCACCAGGACCTGAAGTAGAAATACAATTCCCATTAGCCGGAGAATACACATAAGAAGCCGTAGCACATCCTACAAGACTAGATAGCAGAGCAGCAAAGTCTGAAGGAGTAGCAGCCCTAGAAGTAGAAGAAGTTAATCCATATACTAAAGCATTAGATGGAAAACTTCCTCCACCAGAAGATCCAGATGGAGACCATACTAGACCATTACAAACATATCCAGTAAATGGAGACGTACTAGTATCGAAGTACTGCTGACCTTGATTATTTACAGTACAAGGAACAGCCGGAGCTCCGGTACCAAAGAGAGGCTTCAAAGAGAGGCCGACTCCAGGATTTTGCTGAGTTCCACCTATGAGTTGATCTAACAGATTGAAGTTATAGTTAAGAGGAATATTCCAATTAGGAGTACCACCCAAAGGGATCTCTAGACCAATATTTGGAGTTGTCGTAACTTGTTGAGCGTTAGCTACAAATAACACGAAAATAAGAAAGAATACCAGTCTTTTCATGTTTCCTCTTAATAACCTATTGCTATCCAAACACATTCTGCTCCGGCGCCATCATCGTAGACAGTAAACCCTGAATTAGAAAGACTATATAATCCCATAAAGTCTGCGTTACTTCCACCTGATAGAGGAGTTACGACGCAAGAAAATACAAGATTAGGGAATACTAATGGAAAAGTAACTGTTCCTGGATTACCACCTAAATTACCTGTTCTTCCCCACTGTATGATGATACTACCTAAAATAGTAGGAAATCTGATAAATCCATTTATAGATAGATTTATAGCGAATCCAGAACTAGATCCAAATATAGAGGCCACGAAATTATTGACCCAGTTAGTATTAGCAATTTTTGCAGAAATATCGGTTAAAGCTATACTTGGAACAGTGGGAGCCCCAGAAAAGTCCGGGTTACCTGCATACTCTCCATTTAAAACAGCTCCTGCAAAAGTTGGATTACCACTAAACGATGGACTACCTGCAAATGTTCCATTTAAAGTTCCACCATTTATAGTAGATGCCCCACTAACTAAAAGGGAAGCAAGAGTAGCTAAATCGGTAGTTGATAAAGTAGAAAATTTACCTGTACTAGGAATACTAGCACCAATAGGAGTACCATTGATACCAGATCCAGCCATGCCAGGAGTTACGGCTCTTAGTGACCCATCGCTTACAACTTCAAATAACATCGTACTCTGAGCAGTAGCAAGAGAATCATAAAATACCTCTCCTACAGCCGACGGAATAGAAATAGTTCGACCGCCGGTAGCATCTTGACTAAACATCATAAAGATCAACTGACCAGGAGTTTGACCTGTGATGTTTACCGTAATATTTCCTGTAAGAGAAACTTCGAAACCAGTATTCTTTGCAGAGTTAAAAGTTATGGTAGAGGCATACGGAATAATAATATGCCCAGCTCTTGAATCTGCAGTAGTTTGAATAGCAGCTAAAGTAGCAGCTAATGTTCCTATATTAGTATCATTAACTGTAAAACCTTTAGCTGACATCATCTGCATTAGAGCTGTAATACCAGTAGTAGCTTGGTAAAATAACTTGTTTGCAGTAGGTGAAGGAAATGGAGTGTCAGTAGGGGCTCCACCTACTCTTTGAGTATCGGCTAAATAAGCTGCATCAGATTCCTGATTTGCAGAAGTAGGATTCCATTGAAGAAAATTAGTAGGCATCTCTTAGCTCCATTTTCCTGTATCGAATCCTGCAATGAATCCGTTATTGAGATCGAATCCAAAGAGAGGTAGATCTCCAACGATGTATGTATAAGCTACAGTCTCTGGCCTAGGAACAATCATATCATTAGTTATAAGATCCTGGATAATGGAAGTAAATGAACCTGTTAGAATAATATCTGCTGTCATATTCTGATTATCTATTATAGTAATATGACCACCAGGAAATAGGTTATTCCAAATAGGATAAAGACTTCCTACTTTCCCGTCCCATTGATTATTAGCTATAGTTGCTTTAATCAGAAGCCTATATGTAGTATCATCTAGAATAGGACTAACTCCACCAGTTGGTTGAAAAGGAACAGTCCTACTAACTCCTACTATAGTTCCTAGAGTATCTAATTGAACTCCGACAGCATAGTTAAGATCGAAAGCAGGACCTATACTAAGAAGGCAGTTACTGATATCATTGGCTATATTAAGAACAGCTTGTAGCCATCTCTGAAAAGGCTCCGCCTCACCATACTGAGAAGTTAATAGATTAAGATAGTACCCTATTGGAAGTACTTGTATCGGACTAGACATTACACCACCGTAAGTACTACATTAGCGGTAAGTCCCTGAGCAACTTGATAGAACAGAAGTGAAATATCGCTAGTTCCACCAGGAGAAGGTGCAGTTCCGAGAGTGAGTGCTCTTACAGAAAATATAGGAACTAAAAGATTTGGAGTTACTGATAGAGCTACAGCGTATAAAGCTGATAGCGTAACTTCTTCTCCAATCTCTAAACTATTCAGATAGAGAACTAGAGCTGCTTTTATAGCGGCTTGGGTAGCTGTCGTAAAAGCTGAAGTCAGTCCATGAACACTGAGACTCACATAAATAGGAACATATGTAGGCCTTACAAATCCTATGTTAGTTACGTTTCCAGAATTAGGATCAGTAACAGCAACTATAGTCATTGTAGGAACCGTAGCTCCTTGAGTATTTGGACCAATTCCTCTGTTGTTGAATATAGCTGTTGCTACAGCTAGATCAGTTCCACCTTCAACAACACATGTCAAAGAATGGCTTTCGTTTCCAAATGAGTCAGTAACCGAACTTTGATTCTCTAGAATATTAGTTCTGGTAACTCCAGGTACTGCTTCAACTTCAGCCGTAGTACCTGCTAATCTAGTAGAGGATGGTAGAGCTACTGATATGACTTGTCTAGCTCTTAACTGAGAATCAGATTCGGCTGGGGTTCCTGATGCTGCTGCAGCCGCATTTGTTACTCCAGTCCAACCTGTAGTGAAACCACCTACAGGATATATAACTGTTCCGGGACCAGCACTAATAGGCCCACTCTGCTGACATATGGCAGAAACCATAACACTACCACCACTACCAATAACTACTAAGGATGGTAGAGACCACAGTATACCATTTACATCAGACACTACCGCATTAGTAATAGGAGTAAGTGGTGTACCTGTTAAAGTTAAGGTGACTGTTGAGTTAGTAGCTTGAAGACGAGCAATCCCATTTAATTCAACTACAGCATCTAGACCGACCCCAATAGCTGTCATTGGGGATCTATTATTATAGTCTAATTGACAAAGATTCATATTGTCATTAAGTTTCAGAGCAATAGCAGATATCCATTGAAAATCAGCATCAGAGTTATCTAAAGATACAGTCGCTCCATATATAAGCTGGAATGAAGTAATCAGAGAAGCTTGGATATCAGAGTATAAGGGCACTGATAATCCGGCAGCAGTCACAACTGGTGCGAAATATGCCATCTTATCCTCTTAATTAGACGTTGTCAAAGACGCTGCGGAACCTGGGGTATTATAGACGTACACAATCCCAAATTGAGTTTGCACAGTAGCGCTAAACTTAAATTGACGATTCTGATAACTAGCAGATACAGAAATTATCTTTGTTACATATTGAGTTTGACTTATTCTGCTAGATATGATATTAATGATAGCTTGAATATTCTGAGGAGAAGCAGAAGAACCCAACATACTCTGAAACATCGGAAGACCATCGAGTAAGTTAAGGAACCATTCTCCTTGGAATAACTTTAATCTACACGCTATTATTTGAACCATAGCTTGTAGATCAGAAATAAAGTTATTCTGACCATTACCGTACTGGGGATTCCAAGTGACAGGATCCAAGGCTCTAGTAGTAATTGTAGCCATTATTGAGCCTCCAGTACCTGAGTAAGAGATAACGATGTTATAGGAGCCGGTGGACCTACATAACCTAATCCTACTAGAAATGGCTGAATATTTGTCGTGTACCAGTCATACCAAGCTTGGTTCAAGAGAGGCTGTGCTGCTCCGCCGGATTGCTTTATGATGACATTAGGGGCTTGAACTGTTGCTACGGTTGCGGCAAGATCAATAAGAACTGACTGATCGTCAGATCGGATTTGTAGTGAGGACTGGGAATAATTGCTAAGATTATTTGGTTGAGACCAAGGACCGAATAGTGCAAAAGCATCTGATAGGTCGTGTCTCCTACGGTCAAATTGAGCATTTATTCCTCCATTTTGCCACCATCCATCTATGCACATATCTGCGAATATAAGCAGACACTCTGTACCTTCAGTTATGGGAAAAGTAATCGACCAACCAGGAACTCTCATCATGATAATTGGAACATCTTGAATAGGTTTAATAGCCACAGCAGTAGGAATATTTTGAGTTACTCCTGGACTAGGAACCTGAGAAGTATTCGGGGGAGGTAAGTTTACTGTCTCCATTATAGCCGGCTGAACAACACACGTTTGAGTGTCAGCATCAAAGGAGGTTACTATGCCAGGTATGGCAGACCTTAACGTACAAGCCCACTGCCACGCATGGCCTTCTATAGATTCAGTTAGGATTCCTAATCTTTCCTGTACGCTTAGCATTTAGTTTCCTGTAAAATCAGCTTGACCGCTCTGACCAAGTAGTTGTACTGCTGTCTGAATTTGAGAAACTCCAGTGATGTCAGAATACCAAGGGTTGCCTCTTGTATCACCATAGAATCTTACTCCTATTACCACATACTGATTAGCCTGATTAAGTGGAAGAGGAGGAAATTGACTGGGATAGTTAATAGGAGCCTGTCTAACATACTGAGACATAACAGCTACTTGAGGTAAAGGGGCCGTTACTTGAACTGTAGGATCGAGTAAAACCCTAAAGTTAACCCCTAATTGAGTTTGTTGTGGCTGACCTATAAGAGATAACTTAGTAGTTCCGAAATTCTGTGGAGGCCCGCCAAGTAGATTGACTGGGGCATACGTAGCTAACAGAGGTCCTAACGGAACATCAAGGGTGTCAGCGTTCCAACTTTTATCATCAAACCACGATAGAAGAGAATTTTGTTCAGCCAACTTATTAAGATAGGTGTGAGGAGCTCCAAAGTATGATTTACCTCTGGGTAGATTAGTAGCTCCTCTTTGTGGACTAGCATCAGAGAAAAGTTGCTGAACTCTAGAAGAATTAATTTTAATAGGAGTCACAGCGTTAGCTGCTATAAACTGAGCTTGAGTAAACTGCGTAGATCTAGCAGGAAGAGTACTATTTAAGAAATTCTGAGTTGTAAGAGCTCTATTAAGTAGACAATGGAGAATAAGTCTCTGATCTACTACGTCAACTCGATCTTGAATAGTATAGAATAAAGGTCCTGTCCATATAACAGGAGGAGTTTGAGGAGGAGGATAATCATACTGATATCCTGCTGCAAAACTAACAGTATCTCCTTCTTGTATAATAGCTTGATAAAGATTTAAACCTGCTGAGGGACCAGAACTTATAGGGCCATTAGCATTCCATATAGTAATCTCAGCTTGCCAAAAAGCAGAAAAAGCTATCTGTGATATCTCAAACGTTACCCTTAAGGCTTCTGGTTCCCACGCGTTAGATGATATAACTATAGGAGTTCCAGCAGAAGGACCTTGATTAGGGGTAATGGTAAGTGACCAGGCCCTCCCAAAATACGGTGTATTTGATGACGCCATGATATCCTCAGTGAAACCTGGAGAATCCTAGGGTGATTTGTGCAACCCGGCGGCAATAAAATACTCAACCCGGGTTTGCATATTTAAACTGTAGGTGTATCATCAACCCAAAGTTGGAAATCAGTTCCCAGATTTGTATTGTCTGGATAGTCTACCCCGCCCTGTCCTTGCTCCCCACCATAACCAGGAGGCCCACCATAGGGTCCCATTCCGTATCCAACATCTGATCCAGTTTCTACTAAAAGATTTGATACATTGATGATGTACCAGGCGCCTATAGCCTTGTATACCTGTTGTTTAAGTATATTTGCTGCAGGATAAGTACCTGTAATAAGGGGGACAGAATCTACTATAAGGCTGTTATTGATATCCGATAAGGTCATCAACCAATAGCCAGCCATTGAGTTGAATCTAAGTCCAACATTGAGTATCAAAGGTTTTCCATCGATATTCAGTTGAACTGTAAATGTTTGATTTGGAGAATTATTTAGAGGTATAACCTGTATAGGCATTATGGTGCCCCTGAACTAGTTCCTGTTCTAACTTGGTATATACTATTGCTACTATAGTCACCAGACCCAGGAACAGCTGTATACAGCATGCCAGGAACTACAGGACCAGTAGCCGCATCTGTTTGACCTGGAATAACTTGAAATTGAGAAACTTGAGTAGGATTAGGTGTAGTTGCCTGTGTTACCCCATTAGGAGTATTCCCAGTAGTCTGAGGTATAGCGCTTTGACTAGCAATAGAAACAACACTAGCAGATAGGAGTTCCTCCATGATAATTGTAGCCCGTAAAGCATGACTAGTCTTATTATCATCAGGAGCAATAGCATCCATGATAAGCATGTTCTGATAGGTATCTAATCTAGTAGTAAGGGTAAGTAAGGTTTTATTTTGAAGAATGCTTTTAATAATTTGCCAAGCTGAGATACTTTTAGTAGAGGCTCCTACCCATACACCATCTTGATAAGAAGCCATACAATCACTCATACCTATTTCGAAGGTTACTTGAGCTGCAACTATGTAAGAATGATCAGATATATTAGCTCCTGTAAGGACAGGATGAGAGGTTTTCCTTACGGATCTTTTATGAAGAATTCTAAAAACAGCATCAAATACGTAATTGATCTCAGTAGAAGCAGGCTGACCTGTTGTATTACTGGCTTGAGCGGGTATAGTCAAAACAGTTACAGCAGGAAGACCATATTGAGGAGGAGTCCAAGGTCCTAAAGATATGAAGTTAGGCTGATTGCCTCCAAAGATAGCGATCTCAGAAGCAGAAGCAGCCAGAGATAAAACTGTTGGTAGAAGTATACCACTCATTAATTAAATGGTCCTCCAGCCGTTTGCGCCATCTTATTTACTTCATTTTTTCTAACCGTGTCTTTCATAGCTTGATTAACAAAATCAGTCCACTGATCTTGGGGTAAAGCATGGGGAACATTAATGTTAACAGTGTCGATAATAACTTGACCGCCAGACTGTTGAGATCTTTCATGTAGGCTTTTATACTCTCCAAGTACTCTTCCTACATACTTTTGAGTTTCAGCAAAAGGAGGAACTCCACCATACTTATCTACATTTCCTGGACCTGCATTATAAGCAGCCAGTACTTTAGGCCAGTCTGGCCCATACTTCCTCAGTAAGTCAGCAAGTATATGACTACCTATATCTATGTTATGGGCCGGATTGAAAAGATTACCTCCACCATAGGCTGCCGCAGTTCCAGGCATAACTTGCATCAAGCCTTCAGCGCCCTTAGGAGATATAATTCCTGGATTACCACCACTCTCAACTCTCATCACGGCAGCGAGCATTTCTGGATCTATCCCATACTTAGTAGATGCTCCACCGATGAGACCGGCATAGTCAACTGGACCATTTTGCTGACCTAGAGCTGTCCTAAAAGCTTTACCACCAGTAAAGTCACTTGTTCCATTTACTAAACTTTCCAAATCTTTTCTTAAAAATTCTCCTTCTTTATCAGCATCTAGATGAAATTGATGAGCTCCTGAAAAATTACCTCTAAGAACATCCGCTATAGCACCAAATGCATCGAAAATAGCGGCTCCAGCATGTATGCCAATCTTAGCCATATTTTCGATACCCAGAGAAACTCTAGTTATAACCTCTAACCAATCTCTGAAAGTCTCAGTAACACTACCTACACTAGCATCTGTAGTTTTAATTGAGTCATCATCAAATAATAGTCCACTGAATTTCTGGAACTCACCATAACCCTCTTTGATGACTTCACCAAAACTTTTAAGAACTAAAACAGCGCTTTTCCAGACTGGTATAAAATCACTAGCAACTTCATCAGATATTGCAGGAAGGTTAGACTTGAACCGTTGGTTTAGGTTATCAAGTTTACCCATTAAATCACCTGAACCAAGTCCCACTTTATCGAAAAACTTATCAACTACAGCATTAGCTAAAAACTCTACTTCAGTTCCCAGCATCTTATACTCCATACGCAAATCACGAATGCTACGCATGTTTTTATCATAAGACCCGCCAAGGGCTTTACCTAGCTGCATGTTCTGTTCGTATAGATATTGGAACCTCTTATTAAGTTCAGGATCATAAGCAACCTCATCAATAGTAGCCCCAAGTTCGTCTAAAGCATTCTGCATAGCACGAGCAGAATCTTTAGTCATCATCATGCGAAGTCCCATGAGACGATAAGACTGATCAGTCATGGCGGTCTTATCTGCTAAACTAATCATTCCTAGTCCTATAGCAGTAAATGAAGCTATAGTAGCTGCTTCAAACTTAACTATGCTATTTATAGCAGTACCAGTAAGACCAAGGACCTCAGACTCAGTATTCTTTAATATGCGACCTAGAGTAAGAAATGAAGAAGCATCAGGTAGCGCAGAAACTCTAATTAGATAACTCTCTAGTATGTTATCTGACACCTAATCCTCCTTCGAACCCCAAACTCTAGCTCGTGATCTATTTTCTACTTCTACATCCATCACCTCATTGATGTCAAAAAGATCATCAATTGTGTAGGTTCCATCAAATGTCTCAGATAGTTTCCATAATCCAGACTCTACCGGTCTCATTAAGAAAGGGTCTAAATTTGGATAATTGATGGGTTCCCAGTCTACTGGTTTGGTGACTGTGAACTTGACCCGACTACGACTAAAAAAGCATCTAAACTAAACAACAAGGAGGCTGTAGTAAGTTTAAATGTAAGTTCTGTATCATCTTTAAGATCGCCTATAAGGTTTCCATCAGGGGCAAGAACTGCTATAGGAAGGGTATTTCCATCTACAATATCTAGAAGAAATACTTGTCTTAAAGCAATTGTTTGAATCTCATCAAACTCAGCCCTAGTACATCTTCCTAAACCAGATAAAACAGATGAATCACTCTGTCTAGCGGCTAAAAAAGAAAACAACCAACATCCTGTCCTAGGAGTCACTTTGTTGAGTTGATAGATCTTATCCCCAACAGGAAAATTCTTAGTAGGCGTACGGTTTTCCACTTCATCTCCTTTACTGAGTTACCATATTTGCGCAGATTAAACGCCACGTAACGAAACCACCAGCCGCATCATAATTCTTATCAGGAATTTTAAGAGGAGACATTCCTGTACCAGTATGAATAGACCCATTAATAAGATCTATTACTTTCATAGCGGCTGAACCGAAATTAGCTCCACCACCATTCTCAGCCTGAGTGAATTTAATGTTTGCCCAGTTAACTAGAAATTGATGTAGTGAACTAGTTTGTTGAGTCTCGATGTCAAAAGCGCCCGAAGCGCCTGAGACATAACTCTTCATGATAGTACCGTCAGCAGCAGTATCCTGAACGGTACGATCAGTAGTATTAACTACAGTGATTTTCTTAATCCCTTCCTGGCCAATGAAAGGATAGGTTCCAGCGTCTGGATCAGTAAAGGCCCCTGCGACGCTCTTATAGGCATATGAAGACATAGTTTATTTCCTTTCAATTAGACTTGGACGAGCACTTCAATTACTACGAAATGAACGGCCCCTGCCTCAATAAGAGCTACGTAGATCGGAGGAGCTTGACGAGCGGCAATTTGAGCTTGTGTAAGGGTGCTATAAGGAGGAGACAATACCACATAACCAGGTATAGAGGTACCGGGAGCAATAGTAGTATTTCCAACATTAATTGTTTGACCTTGCCAAATACCACTGGGAGCAATGAACCCAATTAACTGAGCTTGTGCACAGGCCGACTCTACTGCTTGAATTAAGAGTTGCTGGCCGGCATTAGTCTGTGGAACTTTAGGTAAACTAGTCAGTGTGTTCATGATAGCATACTGGATATTAGACGCTAGAGTATCTAAATTCAATATCTGGTCAAAGAACACCCCGGCGGCCATCATCGTGCCTTGTTCAAGAACATTAAAGGCATTGGCATAATTCAAGAATGTATTACCATTAGGTCCAAAACCAGGAACAGCTCCCTCAATGTTCAAGATTTGTTGAGCAGTTAGAGGCTCAGTTACTACACCAAGTAAAGGTACACCACCACTAAATTTCTCAGTAAAGGCTGAATTAGCTAACTGAGTATTAGAGGCCATTGCTTGACCCATTACAGCAGCTACAAAGTAGATTTGATTAGGCACCAGCCCACCTTGCGTAGTAGCATACTGCATCCAAGTTCTCTTACAAGAGAGATTATAGATCTGGATGAAAGTATTATTAGCTGCTCCATTAAGAACATTTACTTCTCCATCAGTTCCAAAATATACTGTGCCTACTTGACTAAGAGCCCAAGTAGACAGAGCAATATGATCTGAAGGCCCAGCATCTGTAACCATGAAAGGATACCAACCAGGACTCTTCAATCTGCATACTTGAGCAGCTTGAAGAGCACTCTGACCGATGGCTGTGATATCCACCTCTAGACCACTACCTGATCCACCACTAGTGGTAAGAGCGGTAGCTACTGCGTAACCAGTACCTTGTTCTCCAATAAGAGTAGCAAGGCCAGTAACGTTTCCACTTCCGCCTACAGAGATTACCTGAAGTAGACCATTACTTGCGCCAGCTTGAATTACTCCTATAATATCACCTACAGCATAATTCGTGCCGGCATTTCCACTATGAGCAACAGCAGAAAAAATAGCTGTAAGGTCCTGTCTTCCAATATAGGCCGCCTGGGGAGGAGGAGCCTGACCAAAATACATGCCAGCGGCTATATATTCTGGTTGAGATGTAGTGAATCCATCATTAATCATAGCGGCAGCCCAGTTACCTTGTAGATATTTTCTAATTACCGGGTTAACGCCATAAGATGGGATCACCGCACTTGGACCAATAATTAGTCCAGTATTGAATAGAGGAGCAGCTACCTGTGGACTAGACGTTACCACTGTAACATCCGCGATTATAGAAAGCGGCAAGGGGTTTGTTGCCATATTATTTTCTCCTTACGTAGTTACAGTGAAATCAGCTATCTCACCACTTGAAGTGTAAACCTTGACTTCTACAGAAGCTACTGAACCAACTATTAGACTTTCTGTAATCTCTTCATTAAACTCAACAGTTAAATCTACTCTTTCCCACCATTGACCTTGAAAAAGCTCAGGAACCCGTCTAATCTCTTCTATCGAAGGATCTACGAAAAGACTATTAGAGGCTAATGAACTTATCACGTAATCAACACCAGTCAATCCAGACTTTAAAGCTCTAGCATTATCTAGTGCATTAGGGCCATAGAAGGTCCACGCGGTTCTCCACCTTCTAGTAAATACATCCTGAATGGTTATAACAGTACCAGAAGGAATCAATCCTACTTGATCATGAAGTCGTGAGTATTCAGTATCCATCGTATCACAACGAAGATAGGTAGTATCCTGATCTATACTGTTAAAGGGTTGACCTTCTTGTTGCCAACCAATTCTAACTTTAGAGGATAGGTTAGGATCAGTTACAGTTCCATTCTGAGTACCTGAAGTGGTTGCTTTATTGCTAAGAGTAACTTCTCCTGTGCCTATACTAACTATAGTAGTTCCAGCAGGAACACTAGAAGACACAACTAATAAACCTGGATATAGGAAAAGAGTATTACATCCAGCAGAATTTGAACCATTCGAAAATGAAAAACTCACAATTAGTGGAGTAACTAGTATTCCTAAAGCAGACTGAGTAGCTATCTGAAAAAAACTCTCAACTTGAGTATCAGTTAGCGCAGAAGACACTAATTGAGAACCATCAGGATAGGTTATAGTTTTTCCCATTTAGTTACCTTGCATTCTAACCGCGAAAGCTTTCCAGTAGTTTCTATTGGGATAAGGAAATACGTGAAGAACTCTCCACAACTGAAAAGTCCATAACATCTTATCGGCAACTCTTTGAACTTGGTCAGCAGGATCAAATTGAGTGGCATATATTCTAGGTTGAGAATGAAAAACCATCATTCCTGTTACTCTGTCAGCCTCAGGAATCTCATCCATATCCTCGGGAGTAGCCACTGAAACAACACCATAGCCAGGAACTTGAGTCTCAGTAGTAACCCAACCACCTTGAATAAACACTCCCGTGGATCTCACTATAACCCATGATTCCGAGAGAACACCATCATCAATCACAAAAGATAGGTCATCTACTTCACTCATGTGATCTCCTTTTCTACGTGAGTTATAGCCATTCTCATCTCATTAGTATCGATTCCAGGTTGCTCAGAGCCCTTCTTTCTAACAGTATTATAATTGTTAGGTGCCCAACCATTTCTGGGATCGAAGAACCATTGCCTACAGATCTTAGCTGATAGAGCTCCGGCTTGCTTAAGGGTTTGTTTCGATCTGTATATCTGTCCCTTAGCGTACTGCAATGAAGATTCGGCCACTAAAGCGGAAATCTTTTCCTTATTTCCGGGAGCATGTATAGCGGCCTCCAAAACGAGTCTTGGAGGTTGATTTCTTAAAGGGGAACCTTTAGAAAACCAATACAGCAATTCAGCATTAGTAGCTGAACCTGCAGCTATTCTCTTCAATCTTTTTCTAAGTCTACGGTTTCTTTTCCTAAGACTAGTAAATTTATTGGCTCTTTTAGAGGCATCTTCCATTCGGTCTGATGAACCCGGGATTCCCACATAAGTTGCTAACTGGCCTATTCCTTTGATTCTCGCTAGAAAGTCTCCTGCGCTGGATATTCTGGTTACTGTTATTGGAGGCTTGGCCATAATTCTTCTTCACCCAATTCTTAATATCCGTAGACTTCCAGTTTAAATCTGGTTCTTCAGAATCAAAGCGGATTCGCATAGACTTCCTTACGGGAGCCATATCGGTCCCATTGCCGTAGCACGAGCAATAGTTATGAACAACTCTCCATATTGAGTCTCACCCCATGCCCCGAACTCATCATAACCACCAAGCAGCAATTGAGATCTAGCACTAACATCACCAGCTTGGCGAGATACTATAACTCCTTTAGTAAGACCAGAGGCAGCTACTTGTGATGCTGTTAAATTAGGAACTCCAGACTCTGATCTCATCCATAGAGTACAGTAATGAGCCACGAAATAGCACATCATTATAAACCAAGATTGATTGTATCTAGCTGACATGACACTAGCTTGAGCCAAAAATATGTAAGTCAGAATTACCAGTATGGGCATAAAAGGAGTTAAGTAAGCGGTCAAAACAGTGTCATTCTGAGTAGCATTGTTACTGATTGTAATGGTATTAGCCCCAGTATTAACAGCCGTAACGATAGTATCTTTGGGCAAAGAATTCAGATTTACTAGTAGTACTCCAGGAACAAATCCTAGGATAGTAGTATTATTAAATCCAGTAATTGTATTAGAACCCTGAGTAATAGTAAGTCCAGTATAATTAGTTGGAGGTCCTACAAACTTAGGATAGATACCAATGAAATCTGTTACAGTAAATGGAGGGTTACCAGGCCAGACTATACCAGATGACCCCCCATAAACCAAACAAGTAAGGGTTTGATAGTCAACTCCGGCTGTCCCGTATAACATGTCATAAAAGCCACAGATATCAGGGAAACCGTAAGGCATATCTATCTCCTATTTCTTAGTGATTTCAGACTTTTTTTCTTCTTCATCTTCTTCTTCATCTTCATCTTCATCTTCATCAGTTTCTTCTTCGTCTTCATCATCTTCATCGTCTTCATCGAGCGCATCGAGAGCAAGATCCTTAGCTGAATCCAACTTATTAGGTTCGATGGTCGGAGGGGCCAGAGGGACAGCAGTTTCTGCCTTAATCTTAGACTTAAGAATAGAGACAACCCCATGCTTGATTAGAAAATTGAAACTCTTACCAGCTACATCATCTGGTACCAGTGTTGGAGTTTTTGCCTTAACATGAACTAGGCCACCCGGAGAAGACGCCGAGCGAAGATTGATATTTTGATTCGAGATGATCTTCATACTCTCCTTTAAAGAATAAGCGGAGTCCCACGAAGAGACTCCGCCGTCACCCAGATTAGCAACCGTAAAACTGTTGAGTCGTAGTAGGACGGTTGATCTTCACTACCCCAATGTTTGCCAGGTAGAGAAATTCAAAACATCCAGATACGATCGATGGAGGAGCACCAAACCTCGTGATCTCCTGAGGAATACCCAGACTCAGACAGTCCTTATCGTATTTATAAGCACTGATGAGCTGAGTACTTCCAGGACCTTGACCGTCCAGCCAAACCGGCAAAGGATAAACTTCCGGCACGATGCCAAAAGCTGATCCCAGGTAGTTCTTCTGAATGTAGTCGAGAATTGAGGCATAGCCACTAGGTCCACCGACGATTGCCATGGGCTGAGTAAGAATAGTCCATTGCGTCGGGGGAACTAGGAACCGATCAGGCATAGCACCCGGAGCGGCTCCACTAGCAAGCCAGATAGTCTGCGCCATGAAGTTAAAATCACCAAGAATAGCAACTGCAGTCTTGGTACTCCATGTAGCAGTACTACCGGTACCCGTGAGAGGAAGTTGAGTAGTAGTCAAGGCCGGATTGTTAATCAGACCTTGGTTACCAGCGTAGCCAGCATAAGTCCTTGTATCAAGGGTTTTGCTGTAGTCTACCCTAACTCCCTTGTCCAGAAGATCCTGAGGACTTCTTCCTACCTGAGCCATACGTAGGGATTCCACGATGGGGATCCTAATACGGACCTGATAGGGGAAGACTGGCCAGGTATCCTGGTTCACGTTGTATTCAATCACGCGTGAATCATTGGTCTGTGAACCTGCGCTATTATCACGCGGGCCACGAAAATCAACGTTATGCGCAATGTGATTCATGATCCACCCACCACCACGATCGATGGGGATGTCACGAAGGTACGTGTAATTCTCTAGTGGAAGACGTACGACCGGATCCAACTTGGCAAGTTCTGCCATGATGAAAGTTTGTCCTGTTGCCGCGGCAGCAGCATCAGAAAGAACTTGCCCGGATCGCAGAGCGTTGAGGTTCTGCTGATATTCTCTGGGATTCATTTCTAACCTTTCTGCCTAACTTAGGCAATCTTACGTTGGAGAATTGTTACTTGTGCAGTAAGATCGGTTTCCAGGTATCCAGTCTTCCAGAGGAAATCAGGATAAAGGACCGTATGGCCAAAGGAGGCCGCGGTGCCCGAAGCTCCGGCAGTAGCAGCATTCGACAGAGTAATCGTGGTTCCCGAGATTGCAGTAATAGTCGTTCCAGCAGGAACGTTAGTACTGGTCACAGTCATTCCGATTACAAGACCTGTTGCACTCGACACTGTAGCCGAAGTGGACGCGTTGGTGGTGGTGATGGTTGGCGCGGTGATCGGATTAGGATCAGTCACGGCCTCAAGACCACCAACAACACCAGCAGGAATAGCGGAATCCAAAGCCGTACGGATCCAAACGTTTCCACCAGCAGTAGGAGTCCCGTTATTGCAGCTAACGTTAATAGTGCCTTGAACCAAACCGTCCATGATAGCAGCAGGAAGATAAACGCCACCGGGAGTTAGAGCATCATTCGAACCTGCCGTATTGTAGGTAGGATTGATGTTAACGTTACTAGCCGCAATACCAATTGGTAGAGCGCTTGTAACAGAACCTCCAGCAGCGACAAAAGTCTTGACGCTGGAGTAGGTATTGTTGGAATTAAGCACGAAGGTTTCACCAAACGCGATAGAAAATGTATCGGTCGGATTAACCTGTCTAGCTGTGCGAAGGGAATAGCCCTCATTACTGATGTTCCCTACGAAGCCGAGGTAAAGTCCTTTTACAGGAATTACAGTTGCTGGCATGTTTTACTTTCCCTTCTGAGCAAGATGTTCTTCGTAACGCTTCTTTCCAACTTTGTATGAAACACCCTCAAAAAACCTTGAAGGATCATCCACGGGTCCTGCTGTAACTGCAGCGGAATCTGTAGCAACAGCAGGGATACCTTCAGGAATCTTAGCCTTAGTCAAGACTGAGTAAGCGCTTCCACGATTCTTGTTAATGGTTCGAACGGTAGTGTTGTAACTATCCAACATTACCTGTTCGGAATTAGTACGTTGAGATTTTGGCTTGTTATTAATAGCAGCAACTACAGGCTTACTAGCCCTGATGTAGCCAATAATAGAGTCATTCAACTGATGAAGAACGCTTTGACCCTTGTCCCCTACTTCGCCTTCGAGACCCTCGTCCCCCGCAGCATCTTTTTCCATTTTCTCATCTGCGAGTTTCTTGTCGAGAGCATCTTTGGCCTTCTTCATGCACTTGTCGCATTCACAACCTTCCTTGTGCTCCGCGTCAGTTGCAGCATCCTTGAGTTCTTCAACCTTTTCGTCTTCGGCCATTTCTTCCTCACCATCTTTCATGAAGGAATCAACTTCAGCCTTCAGATCCTTGGCCATGGCATCTTTACCGTGAGCATCTTTCCCCATCTTCTTTTCATGCTTCATGGCATCGAGTGCACGATCAAGAGCGTCGTGGGCAGCCATACGATGGGGTTCCTTATCCCCAGCAGGCTTCCCAGGTTCAGGATGAGCGTCAGTCGCAACGCGTGACGTTGAAGCAACTGTAACCGGAGGGTTAAGTTCCTTCATCGCGAGTTCAACTTCCTCAGGAGTGGCATCTGGGTTCATAGCCTTGATACCCCGCCCGAAAATCATTTCTCTTAGAGACATGATGCGTACCTTCCTTTGTGTGATTTCGGGTGGGGCCGAATCCCGAATAGCAATTCGACTTCCAGCCCTACCGCGTCCAACAACAGCCACGTGGTTACCTCTAATAAACCACATTTCGAGGTTTCCACTTGTATTACGTCGTAGTTTAAGAGTATAACCACAACTTACGTCACGTACACCTTCATTAAGAACCTTCTGAACTAGTTCTTGGTTCTTAATATGTATATCACCTTGAAGAGTAACTTCTCCATCGTGATCCGGGCCATTTCTGACATTTTGAATATGACCACAGTTAAGTTCTTGTTCATTTTCAATGTGAACTGTCCCACCATCAGGATGTTCATCTACTATAGACTTACCTTCAAAAGAGGCAATTGTGTCAGGGTGTAGAACCTCAGAAGGAGGTCTATAGACTTTATAACGTCCATTAGGATCTAGGCCCCAAGATTCTTCATAACCTGGAAAACCGACAAGTTCACGTCCAAGGTACTCTTGATAGCCAGATCTGCAGATAGGTACGTTCTTGCATATTATGTACCCCTCAACAGTTTTTTCTATATTGGGGCTTAGGATTAAGCCGTAGTACCTTGGCATAAGTTACTCCTTATCAGTGGAAACCCCATAAGCAGGTCCATAAGGAGTCTCTGTAATAGATGTCGGTCCCATGGGTTGAGGACCCATCCCGCCATCCATCATGGGATCTTTAGGGGTAGTATCAAACCACGGCCCGTGTGAAAAAGCTGCCATGGGTTGAGTGGTCGATTCTGGCATGCGAGTTTCATGGGAGACAGCACTACTCCCCATATTAAGCTTGGGCATTTTATACTCCTATGTAAGTTTGATTGTTTTTAACTCGACTAATGACTTGATAATTTACGTTAAACTCTTTAACCCATTCCCACACAGTTTTATTAGGATTATTTCTTATTAACCTTACCTGGTCTAAGGTTAGTACTGAGTTATTACGTAAACCTTTCATGGACTCTGAAAGTTTCCTTATTGAATCCTCTGAAAGAAAAGTATCTCTCATAAACTGTCTATTTTCTTCAGTTTGAGAACCGAGTCTACCTTTAGCCGCACAATCTTTCATGTTATCTGAATTTGTCCCGAGAAAGATATGCTCTATCTGTCGACAGTTAGGATTATCACAATGGTGAAGAACCCATGTTTCTTTAGGAAGAGATCTATAAGTTTTCTGGTACCATTTTCTTACAGAACCTCCATAGTTAGGTCCATCTATACATGGATAATCTTGCCAACTCATACACCTTGTCTCCTCGGTAAAGGTGCCTTGACGGGGACCCTTGGATCTTGGTATGCGCTCCAGCCCAACTTAGGTGCCGGGCTTATGACCGCTCCGGAGTTACCTCCTCCGTTCCCCGCGTTTGGTGCCATTACAGTACGTTTGGGGGCATAGGCAGAATTGCCTCCTGTTATGCCGCTCTTAGACTCTCCTTTTTGAGCCATCTTTTAAACTCCTCAATTCCAAAGGATTCAATCTTCATAAAGATATCTTTAGATCGATTGTGACCAGACATGTAGGCTTTCGAAGCGGCCGCTTTCGATGGATAGCCTAGCATGCACTTGTGTTCATCGAACGTTGGAGATCCAATCTGAGATTGCCATACTACATACACCATGCGACTCATTGGATTAGGACCAAGATAACAATCCATCTCATCGCCATCCGCGCCCCAGTAACCTTGAATGTAACCATAATCTGCAGGCATCCTAGTAGAGAATCCTCGTCCGTGGCGGATTTCTCCTTTATAGTTCTCAATGACACACGTCAAGCCGTGGTAGATCTTAAAAGGGAAGGAATCCATCTCCAATGGAATGGAATCTATTGCAGGTTTCTCCTCAGGATTTTCTTGTGTTCTTAACTGTTCCCTAGCCGCCTCATCCTCACTTAGAACAGTAACCTCTACAATTCTTTTCTTCTTATTTATTTTGTTAATCTTAAAGTAAGATCCCTTATTAAGGAGAATTTCCTTATTACCACGTTTTTCTCTGCAGGCCACATCCATCGGAAGTCCATGCTTACCTTTTTCTAAGGTTATATGCATAGTTACGTCTTCCTCAGGATTCCCACCTTGATAATTATTAAAAACCTGTTTAGAGTAAGTCACAGAAGCAAAAGCTTTATTGTGAACTAAAGTTCCAACTTCTGAATTTAAAAATTGTTCGAGATATGCCTTGGACTCTGGACTGTCCTTTAAAACCCTCATTCCCCTGTAAGCTTGAATATCTTCAGAAAATAAAAAAGAATCAATAGCTTTACTTACATTCTCAATTCTATACTTTAATTTCTCTTCATTCATTCGTTCTCTTTCATGTATTCTACCATGAGTGCCGCCATGAATAAGATAACCCTGAATGTGGCTAGAAGAACTACTATAAGAGAAGATATTTGAAACTTGAGAAGGACTTAATGAATGAGTTTGATTTATAGATTTTAGAACTTTTTCATCTGTTTTTGTTCCATTCCATTTATTGTTCTCTATAAATTTTTCATTGTCCTCAATTTGAATACCAAGTTTGTACTCTTCAGGCTTTCTCTCATTCGCTACAGCCTCTTTTAAGGCTTGTCTCTTCTCTTGAACATCAAACCAATCTCTACCTGTAGTTGAATTAAACTTAGAGTGTTCAGCGTTGTACTCATCAAAAGATTTTTCGGCTTTTTTAGTGTCTTCAGTTTTAAAACTTTCTAAAAGCCGAAACCAATCTTTATCTGGTATAGGTTTCCCATGCTCTTTTTTGTATTCAGCAGCTAGTTCATTTACCTTCTTATAGGCTTTTTTCCTATCTGCGTCTGCCTTAACCTGAAGAGTCTTTAATTCGTAGAATCTTGGATGTAATCTCTTTATTTCCTCATTCTCTTCATGGGAATAGAAGTCAAAAGGATCAGTTTTTCTAGAGGAGGCACCCTCAATCTTACCTAGGGGAGTATCTTTAGTTTCCTCTAAATGCTGAGTATAGGCTTGATAACTAAGAGAATTTTCTTTTTTAGCTTCCTCGAAAAGAGTATTATCATACTTTGCCCTTATTTTCTTTTTCTCACGAGTTAAAGCGGCTTTCTTTTTAGCATCTATTTTCTTCTGTTCAGCAGCTTTAGCCGCATCGATTCTCTCAGTACGTTTACCGCTTCTATGTTCAGCAATGTCTTTGTCGACTTTTGCTTCGATATCCTTAATAGCATCCCAGCGCTTATCGAGGTCTTCCCTAGTTCTCTCTAGTTCACCTTCTTTGACAAATTGTCGACTAAGATCAAACATTTCTTTTTGTTTCTCACGGAACTCATTCCATTCTTTCTCAGCCTTAGTATATTCAGGAGTTCCATTTACAGCTGAGCCCCTGGCAGTACTAAGTCTTGTTTCCTTTTCTCGCACAGATTCTTTTTCAAATTCAGGAAAATACTTTTGTTTTATGTGTTCTTCAGCTCTATCAAGAGCTTTGGCATGAGTTTTTGAATTTCTTCTATTTTCATTATTTATGAGTTTGTCTTCTACATCTCTCCGATACTCTTTAAGAATATCTAATCTAGAGGGAAGTCGTTTAAAGTCTTCTTCAGATATGGCATCTTCTTCAGGAGAGTAGGTAGGTTCTTCATTTCTTGCTATTTGTTCTTCTTTTT